CGAAAAAAAGGAAAGAACCCGTAATAATTCCGGTAAAGTTGCGTACTAATACCTAACCTCCTATGGTCTGTGACAAGCCCCTATCAAATCCGCACACTACCCACGTCACTGCGGAGGGGATACGCGAAGCCTTCCTTCTAGCCATGAGTACGAAAACAGACTCCCCTACTGTCGAGTGTCACTACCCCGACTGCGACACGTTCGGCCCGCACTGGAAGTTCCGGCACGGCCGCTACTGTAGGACCGACTGCGAACATCGTCACGACGGCCGCAAGAAACTCGCCAGATTCCGGTATGACCACTGTCGATGCTTCTCGTGCTTCCGCGAGCTGAAGACAGTGAATCCGCCGAAACCCGACTTCGAGTTCACCGAAAACGGCCACGGCTGGACGCTCGACCCCGAGACCCGTGAACCCAGACTCCAGTACTACGGCCAAGATGTCTCCCGACAGGCGGCGACCGGCTTCCAGTTCGAGACCGAGCACGCGACGAAAGGCGAGAAGCAACGATCCAACGGCGATGGAACGGCCGTCCGAACGGGCACGATCTGTCGCGCTTGCGGAAACACCGATCACACGAGCCACGACTCGCTACTCGCCGATCACGAAGCGATTGGCCGACTCGTCACGCTCCTCGACGAAGCGGACGACATCGTGTTCGACCCTGGACTACTGCATCGCGTCTACCACCATACCCACGATCTCGACCTCGCCGTCGGGCGCGCACTCGCCGCGCGCCAGGAGGCCTAACGATGCCCCCGAAGGTTCCTGAGCAGGTCGTGTTCGAGTTCGCCGACCATGAACTCGAAGGCCGCGTCGTCGATACGACCACGCGCGCCGCATATAATCACAACGTCGAGACGATCCTCACCGTCGAAGCCGACGGGAGCCGATACTCGGTCTCGGACCGTCACGCAACCCCGGCTTAAGCACGATGACTCGCCAGCCCCAATCGAACTCGCCCTCGGTGCACCGCTCCAAGTGCACGACGAGGCCGACGAGACCGTCGTCGGCATCCGCACTCTTGAGGGCTGGCAGGAACTCAAACGCTTCTAATCCACCATGCTCGAGACAGTCCCGGACGGCCACACGCTCGCACCGCATCACTACATCTGGGGTGGCCTCCTTACGTTCTGGGCGGCGACCTACGCGTGGGATGAGTTCACCGACCGAGAACCGCTCATCGTGTCGTTCGGCCTCTTCGTCGGATTGTTCTCGTTCATCACGATCTGGCGGTTCTACCCATTACCGGGCGCGCTCGGCACCTTGGTCGGCACCGTGATCGCTACGGTCGGCCTCGCCCGCTTCCGGCAGTACGCGACCCGGCCCGCCTTCGTGGCGGCCGGACTGGGCGTACTGGTGATGCTCGACGACTGGCTCTCGCACGCACTCGGCGTCTGGACGCCGCTCGACTGGCTGTTCGAGGCCTACCTCCTCGGCATCCTACAATAACCATCATGACACGAAACACCACGATTCCACGACTGATTCGTACCGTCCTCGCTGGCATCATCATCCTCGGCCTCTTCGCAAGCTGGCTGGCGATGGAATGGACCGGCCGCGAACCCGACTCGCTCATCCTATTGGGCGCGGTCGCCATCGCGCTCGGCGCGGCCTACTACCTCTGGGGCGACTCGATGGGCGAGGGCGTCGCCGCAGTCGGCGACCTCCAAGGCAACGATACGTCCGACGACGAGACGGGGGAGTCTGGAGGGTGATGCATGCCATGGCCGCAGAACCGACATCCTGTGATCGGCCGTGGTACTGCTCGGACCACCTCGTCGACGACTGGAAGACGATCCACCAGACCGGCGGTGACCTCAAGATGCTCAAGAGCCTGAAGATCGTGCGGTCGATCGTCGTCAACGCCGGCCTCACCGCCATCACCATCCTCGGCATCAAGCACGGCGGCGACCCCACCGTCATCGCCCCGCTCGCCCTCGCCATCCTCGGAGCGTACAACGGCGTCGAGATTGCCGACTACCAGGCGCTCGCCCAAGCCATCGTCGAAGTCAGCCAAGAAACCGCCGACCGAGAGGAGTAACCGATGGGCTACACGTTCAACTGCGACATCTGCGAGGTCCGCTACGACCGCTCCCCCGCGTTCATGGGCGAGTTCCGCGAGTCCTTTCTCAAGACGTCGCCGTCGGCGCTCACGCAGGCGTTTCGCCCCGGTGAAACGCTCACCCTTTGCCGAGAGTGCGCTGAACTCCTGTTCCTCGCCGGGAAGGTAGCAGTCTGTCAGCGTTGCGGCTACACCACTCCCGCCGCGGACCTCCCCGACCACTTCGAACAGTGCCCACGTTGCGAGGACTCGGACACGTTCCCCGACATCATCCCAGCTGACCACGATGACTGACCACTGTACACACTGCGGCGAACCCGCAGACCACACCGAAGAACACTACGTCGACCAGCAACGCGGAAACAACGACCCCGACAACCTCACGACCCGGTGCCGGCGCTGCCACCACGACGGCACTCACAACAACCCGCGCGCCGTCGACAACCAAACCGCAAGACGGTACGGACCTCATCGCCCGTCGACGGGGACACCGGGCCGGTTCTGATCGAAACACCCCATGGGACACGAGACCTGCGGCGACTACGGTGGCACCAACCGCGAGGAGGACCCCTGCGGTCAGCCAGCCGGTTACGGCACCGACTTCGATGAGGGGAAGTGCAAGCATCATCGGGGGACGTCGAGCGACGGGAGTTCCCACGAAGGCAACGACTGGGCGGCAACGCACGGCGCGTACTCCGAGTCGTTCGTGAAGGACTTCCTCACCGAGAAGGAGATCAAGCGCGTCGAGCAGGCGCGCGAGGTCCTCGAGACGCCGGAGGGCGCGCAGGCTGATGCGCGGTTGATGGCGGCGATCGCGAAGGAGCAGTTCCGGCGGACTGGCGACGAGCGGTTCCTCCGGCGGTACGAGTCGATCTGTGACACGTTCGGCATCGCCCCGGCGGACGAACTCGAAGTGTCGGGCGAACTCTCTGGCGAGCTCACTGGAGAGGTCGCCGTGAACATCACGCACCACCGGGTGACGGAGGACGATGTCGATCAAGAGTGACGGCGTCGACGTCTCCGTCGACGACTCCGGGCTCGACCTGGACTGGGGATTCTGGGATGCCCAGCTCCGCGCGATCGAGGCGCTGGAGTCCGGCGAGTACGATGTCGTCGTCTTCCGCGGCGGCTACGGCTCGGGGAAGACCATCCTCGGCGCTCGGTACACCATCGAGAAGGCGCTCGAGGTGCCGCGAAGCGACAACCTCATCATCGCGCCCGACTCCCAGACGGGCGCGCCGACGACGTATAAGGTGTTCTTCGAGCAACTCCCCGGCGAGGACACAGTCCCCGAGGAGGGCGGCGACCCGGAGAACTCCCCGATCATCACAGACTACAACCGGAACGAGTCACGGCTCACCGTCTTCAACGGCAGCGTGATCCGGCTCGGGAGCGCGGACGTCTGGAACCGATACGCGGGCGGCGAGTTCAACACGATCTGGTGCGACGAGGTCGCGCACTACGAGCACACCGACCTGTTCAAGCTCAACCGGATGCTCATCTCCCGGCAGCGCACCAGCCGCGGGCCGAACGTCACGCTCTGGACGTCGACGGGGAACGGCTACAACCAGTTCTACGACTTCGTCGAGCGCCAGGAGACGCCGGACGACGAAGAGCTCCCGACCCGCATCACGAACATCATCGCGGACTCCCGGAACAACCCGTTCCTCGAGGAGAAAGAGAAGCTCACCCGACAGTTCGAGGGCACCGAGAAGGCGGAACAGGGCCTCGCCGGCGGGTTTGCTGCGGCCGAGGGCCTCGTCTACCCGACGTTCTCCCGCGGCACGCACGTCGTGTCGAGGAGCGATGTCGAGGTCGTCGACGACTGGCGGATCTACGGCTACGACTACGGGTTCAAACACCCGCGAGTGCTCCTCGAGATCGGGAAGACGCCCGCCGACCAGTACGTCGTCCTGGACTGCTACTACAGGACGGAGATGCCTCTCGACCACCTGATAGACCCGGACGACGGTACCGGCTGGGTGCTCGAGAACGAGAAGCCGACGGGCGCGGTCTACTGCGACCACGACCCCGAGCACATCCAGAAGTTCCGCGACGCTGGCTTCAGCGCGGCCGCCGCGACAAAGGACATCGACGAGGGCATCGACGAGGTCCGCGGCGTCCTCGAGGTCGATGAGACGGTCGGCCCTGGCCTGCTCGTCGTCGAGGACTGCACGGAGCTCATCAAGGAGTTCCAGTCGTACAAGGAGGACGACGTCGGCACGTCGCGCGCGGAAGACCACGCGCTGGACTCGCTCCGGTACGCGGTCATGGGCGACCGGTACGTGGCCGATGCGCCGACCGTCCGGCGGCGCTCGGGCTCCTCGCCCACCAAAGGTAATCTCAAGTAACCATGTCGAAGACACAGTCATCTGGCCGTATCCGCGGCACGCTCGAAGCGCTCACGTCACGGCTCAGCCAGACCGTCGAGACCGTCACGCGGAACTCACGCATCTTCGTCGAGTCCAGTGACGTTGACGACCTCAACCCACCCGAGAACATCGACGAGTACCACCAGTACTACCGCGAGGTCGGGATCGTCCGCGCGAACATCAACAAGTTCGTCCGCGATGTCGTCAAACCAGGCATCCGCATCGAAGCCGACGACGACGCGACCGAGGCCTACTTCACGGGCGGCGACGACGCTCCAGACTCCACGCCCGAAGGCGGCTTTCTGGAGAACTGTGCCGTCATCGCTGGCGAGAAACATCAGCCGTTCTATCCGTTCCTCAAGGTCGATATCGTCCAAAAGTGGACGAAGGGAACAGCACTGACTGAGTACCTCAAACAAGACGACTCGGCCGACGACCCCGAGGGCCCGATCTCGGGATTCAAGCACATCCGCCCAGAGACCGTCTCGGCGCGAACCTACGCAAACCAAAACATCCTCCTCGACCCCGACGACACGGAAACTGCCGAGGACGGCGAACTCACGAAGCGCAACGAGGCCGCGGCGTACGTCCAGTTCGACGACCAGTCCATCGTCGGCCAGCGCCGCAACGGCATGGACGAGGACGAAGTCTACCTCTCCCAGAACGACGTTCTCAAGCGCACGCTCGACCCAGACATCGGCGGCGACGACGCGACCGAGGAGGGCATCTTCGGCACGTCCATTATCGAAGCGTGCAGTGACGACATCGAAGAGTACCGAACTATCAAGCGTGACCGGGCGAGAGCAATCAAAACGAAGGCCTACGGCGTCTGGAGCGCGCAGTTCAATACCGACGTCATGGAGGCGGGCGATGAAATCATCCTCGAAGAGTGGGATGGCGACGAGCAAGACGAGTGGGTCGATGATGTCGAGGGACTCGGCCCAGGCGACATCATCGGCCACGACGGCTCGATTGAGCTCGACCAGTGGGAGCCGAGCGTCCCCGACCTCGAAGACCCGCTCGAACACTACGTCTCGGACATCCTCGCACCGCTCCCTGCACCGAAGTACGCGACCGCGTTCGGCGAATCCATCGCGAACCACGTCTCCGACCGGCAGGAGAACTCTTATCAGGACACGATTATCGAGGAGCGCCGGGACGCCGAGCGCGACTGGACGCAAGCGTTCCGAGACGTGGCCGAGCGCCACCCTAATCTCGACCCGTCCGGCCTGAAGGTCAAGCTCGAGCCCGAGGAAGACGAGTCACCGGTCATGTCGCTCGACGATGACGACATCGAGCGCCTCGAACGGTTCGCCAACGCGTTCGACAAATTCCGTGGCGACCAGCCGACCGACATGTTCGCCGACCCCGAGCAACTCCTTCAGTTAGTCCTCCAGCTCCCCGAGGAGGCGCTCCCCCAGAACGGGGACGGGGGCGTGGACGAATCGAACGCCGAGGTCCAGGAGATGGCGGAAGACCTCACCGGCGAAATGGCCGGGGGAGACCGGTGACTAACCGATGAGTGCAACTGCCAGCGCCGACGCGAGCGCGCTCGACCAGACCGCGGCGCACGACCGCTATCTGGAGCGCGCTCGCGAGCGAGACGAGCCGACCCGGACGCAGACGCTCCGAACGAAGTACGCCGAGCGACTCCGTGGGCGGTGGCAGGCGATCATGACGGCACTCCGTGAGGGCATCGTCGAACACGACGCGTTCGACCTGCAGACCGAGGCGCTCGCTAACGCCCCGCGAGACTTCACGTTCGACCGAGAGGCCGATCAGGTGCAGGCGTTCAACCGGTGGCTCCAGCGCCAGACCGACCGCGAGATCCTCCAGACGTTCGGCCAGGACAACGAGTTCGTGACGTCGGCGTACGAGCGCGGCATCAAGGACGCTCGGACTGAGCTTCACACGCTCGGTCTCGCCGAGAGCGGGGCCAGTAGCGAGGTCGGGGCGACAGCGCTCCAGTTACCCGTTCATCGTGAGCAACTGCAGGCGCTCTACCAGCGGAACTTCGGCGCTCTTCAGGGGATGACGGACGCGACCGCCAACGACATGCGGCGCGTCCTGACCGAGGGACTGGCGTCGGGCGATGGGCCGCGGGACATTGCTCGCGACCTCGCCGACCGCGTCGATGCGGTCGGAAAGACGCGGGCGAACGTCATCGCGCGGACCGAAGTGATGCACTCGCACAATCGGGCGAGAGCAACGGAGTGGCAGCGCGCCAGCGTCGAACAGGTGACGATTCTGCTCGCGCCGGACGCCTGCGCGCAGTGTCGGGCGCTGAAATCGGACGCGCCGTATCCAGCGGACCAGGCAGCTGGATTGCTCCCACAGCATCCGAACTGCCGGTGTGCGCTGGTGATCTACACAGGGAACGCATGACAACTTACGCAGTTCTCAACGACGGTTGCGGTATCGCCGCCCTCGCCCATGACGTTGACGGAGGGACGCAAGTCCACGGCGTCGTCCTTGGCGAGGGTGATATCACGAACGGCCTCTCGGGGAAGCGAACGCGCTGGCCCGCGGACACCCTCCAGGAGATGGTTGGGATGTTCGAGGGGAAGCCGATCACGATGGCTGACTCTCTCGACCCCGAACAGCATGTCGGCGTGGTCGTTACGGAGGACGGCCCGGAGTTGTCCGGTGCTGTCAGCCTCGACGAAAAGGTCGGCGAGATCACCGCCGACGCCTACGAGGAGGGTGTCGGCTTGCTCTTCGAGGGCTTCCTCGCAGACTGGGAGGCCGAGGACATCGTCGAACGCGGGCTGGCGCAGGTCTCCCCGGTCATCCTTCGCGAGGTCGAACTCGTCGAGGGCGAGGAAGGAAGTCCAGACGCGCTCTACGAGCCGACGGCGGTCAACGCGGTCCGCGACCTAGCAATCGTCGCCGATGGCGCGGCCCCGTCGAACGAGATTGCCGTCGGGTCGTCGGCGGACGTGTCGGCGACGGCGGAGGCGCTGACCTCGCACTTCGACGTTGAAGTCGAGGTGTTGTCCGACGGACGAATGGAGGTGACGAACACCGGGGGCGATGACGGCCAGAATGGCGACGGCGGCCAGAGCACCCCGGCCGACAACAACGAATTCACCATGGATCTAACTGACAAAGAGCAGGAGCTGGTCGCGGCGGCCCGGCAGAAGGACGACCCCACGGTCGTTGAGGCCGAGGTGCGTGACCGGCTCACAGAACTCGAAGAACAGCACGACGAACACGAGGAGCTTATCGAGGAGGCGACCGAACTCGACGAGCCCGAGGTCATGGACGCCGAGCAGGCCGAGGCGATGCGCGAGCGCGTCAACATCGTGGAGGGCATGATGGCGGAGGCGCTCACCGAGGAGAAGGGGCTCCGCGAGGCGACGGTCGAGGCGATGAGTTTCGACGCGATGGCCGCGGAGTTCGAGACCGACGATGGCGACCTCGACGTCGAGGCGCTCACACAAACGCCGGAGACGGGTAGCGGGCCGACCGGCGGCTCGAACGGTTCGAGTGGTCTGAGCGACGAGGACAAGCAGCGGATCGAAGAGATCGACCAGAAGATTTCGACGGCCGGGAGCGCGCTCCCCGATTCGCGGGTCGAGGCGCTTCGCCAGGAGGCGGCCGACCTCGCGGATGCTGACGACTACGACGCGGCGGTGGAGGTGCTCTAACCCATGGCAAGCGAACCCGGACAGAACGGCGGCGACAGCACCACCACCATCGGCTACTCCGATGCGAGCGACACCACCGAAGCGGGCGACGCGGTCGCAATCGACGCTGGCGAGGTCGAGCCCGGCGACAGCGAGGCTGGTCACGAACTCCTCGGTGCGCGAGCGCGCGGCCGCCGGACCGAGAACAGTGGCGTCTCGCCGGTCCACGTCAGCGGGCCAACGGTGGTTGCGGTGGCGGCGGGCGTTACTGCTGGCGACGACCTCGATCTCGGCAACGCAACCGACGGCACGGTCGGTGCACTCGACACGTCCTCCGGGGGGCCTGCCCACGCTCTATCGGATGCGGGCGGGTCGTGGCGCGGGCAGACGGCACCGGACGGCTACGCGTGGGTCCTGCTGTAGACAACTGACGACGCATCCTGATTACTTATGGCTCAGAAAGCATCCGACATCATCAGCGACGACGACGTTCGGAGCATCGTCGAGAAAATCCGCAACAAGAAGTACCAGAACCGGCGGGCGTTCCGCGACTACGACGCCACCAACAACGACTCGAACTCCGTCGAGTTCCCCATCAGCGATGGGAACTTCGATGGCGAGGTTTCCGAGATTCCGGCTGGGAGCGAGTACCCGCGAGCGACCAAGGACTACGGCACCGTACAGGTCGCCCACACGAAGTACGGGGTCGAGATCGTGATCCCAGACGAGGACGTTGAGGACAACGTCATCGACATCACGATGGACCAAGAGCAGGACATGGTCCGAGCCGAGGAGACTCGTCTCGACTCCATCGCCTACAACGTCCTCTCGGGCAACACCAACAGCGCGGGCGCAATCGACGCGTCCGGCGACGGCTCGGGCACGTTCGAGTACGGCGACATCGTCAAGGCGCGCCAGCGCGCGTTCCAGGAGGAACTCGACCCGGACGAACTCCGACTCATCACGGGAGGACTGAACATGTCCGACTTCCTCCAGATGAACGAGTTCACACAGGCGAGTGAGCTCGGCGACCAGGTCATCGAACAGGGTGTCCTGCCCGGCGGCAACCTCGTCGGTAGCCAGGCGTTCCTCGGAACCGTCGGCGACATCCCCGTCTTCCTCACCAACACGACCGACTACAGCGCCGGCGAAGGCTACCTCGTCGATCCGACGAACTTCGGCTGGGAATCCACCCGGCGCGCTCAGGACATCACGCAGTACCGCGACGAGTCGATTGAAGCCGACGTCTGGCAGATCGACGAGCGTGTCGGCTTCGCGGCGACCCAGCCGACCGCAAACATCGCCATCCAGACCTAACCACTCATGCCCTACCTTAAACACGACTCCGGTGAGTCGGCCGAAGTCCGCAACCAGCAGGTACTCGGCGACGACTCTCCGCTGGAGTTCGACGAGGACGGCTACGCGTACGTCGAGGACTCGGCAGTCGCCGACAAACTCCTCGCAATGCACCGTCACATCGAACGCGGCGGAAAGGGCCCTGCAGGTTCGGCCGGCACGGAGACCGACGACGATGCGGAGGGCGACAGCACGCACGAGTTCGACGCGGAGGCGTTCGTCGACCGGACGCCGATGTCCGACGTCGTCGCCGACCTCGAATCGGGCGGCGGCGACGACCATCTCGACGCGATCAAAGCCGCGGAGGAAGCGGGCCGCGACCGAGACGGCGTCGCCACCGCCATCGAAAACCGGCGGGAGTAACCCATGGCGACGAGCGCTGGCACCACTGCCTCCGACGTCCGCGTCGAGATCGACACTCACCTCGCGGATTCAGACATCGAGGGCACGGAAGGCGACTCGAACGATACCGGAATCCTCGGGCGTGTCGAGCGCGAAATCGACCGCGAGTACGCCTCCGGAGATGTCCTGTTCGAGGACGACCAGCACCGCCAGGACTTGGAGGCCGTGCTCGCCGCGCTACGTATCGCCGAGGGTCGTGACCGCCGTGGCGAGTCCGTCGCATCGGGCCGGTCAAGGACCAAGTACGAGACCAGCGAGATTTCGAACCTCCGCAAACGCGTCCGGCGAGCAGATCCGGGAGACGCGTTCGGCCGGTCGAGTAGGGTCATCCGAGAATCCAATCGAAACGTCACTTCGACAGGGAGTAACTCATGAACGGCTGGGGGCTCTCGATCACCGGGGTCGCCAAGGTCGTGAGCCTGTTCGAGCAGCTCCAGATCTCCTTCGACGGAGACACCGTCTATCTCGTTGGACCGTCGACCGAGTACGCCGTCTACCACGAGTTGGGCACCTCGAAGATAGAGGCACGGCCCTTCATGCGGCCCGCGGCTGAACGCGTGCAGGCGAACCTCGTCGGGTACGTCAAGCGGATGAGTCGGTCGCAGGGCATTCCGCTGACCAGCGAAGCGAACGTCGTGAAGTGTGCCGCGCTCGCGGTTCAGACCGAGGCGAAGAAGATCGCCGACCAGAAAGACGTCCGGGACACCGGCCAGACCATCGCGTCGATCAAGGCGGTCAAGGAGAGCTAACATGCGGGGCGCTGTCGCTCGACTGATCCAGTCCCAGGGTTCGGAGTACCAGCTCCGGAACGCCGGTGGTAGCGGTGGCCGGTCAACGCCCTCGTACAGCGACGACGGGACGGTCGCCGGCGTGCTCGAACGCCGGTCACGAACTCCACGAACCGTCACGGACTCGGATGGAACCGAGGTGGAAACTGACCTCGAACTCAGGGCTGTCCCTGACGACGGAACGACACTCCGGTCCGCGGGAAGCGACGACGGTTACCCGACGAAGTTGACACATCCCAATGGAACGACCTACCGGGTTCTCGATACCTTCGAGGAAGACGGCGGCGTCACCGCGCTAGCTGTCGTGGAGGACTAACCGATGCGTGACAGACCCGAAATCGAGACGGTGGCCGCGTACAATGGAACCGGTAGCGGCGTCCCCGGAGGTCTCCTCATCGTCTTGCTATCGGTTCTCCTCTTAGGGCTCATGGTGATACTGTGACGCACGATCCAAAAAACGATCTCGTCGCGTTCCTGCGTGCGAACTTCGACTCGACCGCCCTCTCCGTGTCGTTCACGCCTGGCGACGAAACCGACACGACCGCGGACGGTGATATCAAGTTCGCCGACTATGACGGCGCACGAGAGTACCCGCAGGTCGCGGTCGTCTCGAAGGACTCGACGGTCGTCGGCGGTGGCGACACGCAGGTGAGCGCGATGGACGGCGGCGGTGGCGGGCCGGTCCAGAACACCATCTACTTGATCCAGGTGGATTGCTGGGGTGGCCCGGACGACGCCCCGATCTACGAGTCCGGCGGCTCGCATCCGGACATCGTTGCGAACGAGCTCGGCGAGGAGGTCGCGGCGACCTGCCGAGTTGGAACGGATGGTGCGCCCGACGGCTACGGCTGGATGATGTCCGAGCCACCGTTCGAGGCTGACGACACCAACGAAACACCGGCGAGGCATCGAGAAATCGTTACTGTCCGGATGGCAACGACCTACGGATAGTGATGAAAGTAACCGCGCCGCGAGGCGCTGACACCAATACAGACTCATGTACGTTAAAATTCCGAATCCACCAGTCAGTAGACTGCGCGTGCCGGGGATGAGCGAGAAGTACGGTGCGGACGGGCTCGACGTCCCCGAGAGCGGCGTGGTTCAGGTGGACAAACAGACCGGCGAAGCGCTACTCGAACACCTTCCAGACGCCAAAAAGCACGAGGCAGGTGATGACTCGTGAACCAGGCGAACTACCAATCGGTTTCCGAGAGCGCGCTCGACAACACGCGCGCGGAGTGGGCTCCCGAACCGGAGCCGGGCGTCGCTCCGAGTAAACCCGACTGGAATCGGTTCGGGGACTATCTCCGCTCCGGACCTGGGTACAGCCCGGAGGCGAACGTCGAATCGCCCGACCCCTCCGTCGGGATGTCGGACACCGAGCAGCATTTCCGGGGTCCACGGTCTGGGGAACTCACGGTCTCGTGGTGGATGCAACGTTTTTTCACCGCGAGCGACGGGTCTGCGAACGACCCCATCGGCGAAATCCTGAACCGTGACCCTGGGACGGAACTGAAGACGCACACGGTCGTCTGGCGGCGCGAGCAGTCTTCCGGTGGCGGCAACGACGGGGCGGGCTTCCGGTCGTACACCGTCGGTCGCGGGTGCTACCCGAAATCAGGGTCGGCTCCTGGCGACCCGAGTTCAGCGGAACCAATCGTCGCGGAAGCTGGCTACCAGGCGGCTATCGTCGAGACACACATTATCCACCAGCCGAGCGCGAGCACGACGCTCGAATACGTCTCGACGGACCCCAACGACACGATGGAGATCACCGTCGAGAACGAAGCGGGCGACGAAACCGAAACGAAGTCCCTTAATGGGGATACGGTGGTCTCCGGCTCCGTCTCGTTCTCGGATCTGGACGCGGTCTACCTCAGCGACGAGCCGACCGGCAACGTCACGATTACTGACGGTGCTGGGACGACGTTGCTCACGATTTACGGTCGTGACGAGGACGGCG